CACCAGTGGTTGTCAGGTTGCCGTCAATCTGCACGCACCCAGCGGCGGTGGCGGCTGGCTGTAGATAGATGATGCCGGTGCCTGGGCCTGCCTTTACGGTTGCACCTGTCACGGTGCCAGAGCCAGCCGTACCAGCGGCGGTGTAAGTGAAGGTGGTGGTGTTTGTCACGGTCACGATAAAGGTGCCGTTCATCGTCGTACCGGCTGCTCCAGTAATACCAGCCACCACGACCTCATACCCAGTGGTAAAGCCGTGTGCGCGCGTCGTGACAATTGTGACGGTGCTTGCTGTTCGAGATGCGCTGGTCAGGCTGATGGTGTATCCCTGCGTCGTAGTGTTTAGGACAATGTCGCCACTGCGCGCATTGAGTTGCAACTTAGGTCGAGAGCCAATCGGACCAAGTTCGTTGCTTTCAAGGCTAACAAGGCCGTTGGCAAGGAACAGGCTTGAGTATCCGTAGTCGGATGGTTTGGCTTGATCGGTCACCATATATTGGATTCGGCTCTGATCAATCCGCGCTTCTGAGACATCAACGGTGCCGCTAATAGTAGAAGTGACAACAATCCCAAATGTAATCAAGAGGTAGGCGGCATCGGCTGGCGCGCTGCCATTGTCGTTTGGGTTTCGTGAAAGTTCTGCTCCAAAACTGCCATATGTTGCAATAAAACCTGCAACGATTGTGCCAGTGTAATCACCAGTTCCGATCGTGCCTGTCGTTGTGACTTGATCTGCAAGAACATATTGAGCGCTGACTCGAACGGCGTAGTTCGCCGATGAGGTGGCAGCTACTACTGCAACCCTAAACTGTGATCCAAATGATCGTGCTTCGGATGTTGGTACTGGAACATATCGAGTGAAGAGAAGCGTATCTCCTGCCAGTGCGCTCGTCATCGTAAAGCGCAGAAGGTTTTGACCGATAGCCAAACTGCTTGGCTCAGAGGTTGCAACAATGCGTCCTGATGAGGTGTCTGTGATTGTGAAATATGGCAGGGGATTTTCTTCTGAGATTGCGGCGCTTGGATCGTTTGGCAGCACCTCAAAGTTTCCGTTTGCAACAGCGCCATAAAAGATTTCGCCGAGAACGGCCGGACCAAGAAGCAATGATTTCTCTCCATCGCTGTTGGTGGCAACCAGCGTTGCGCCATTGTCGGCGTTGACGCCACCCTCAAATGCGCCGAAGCCTTCTAGGTTTGTGCCGTACTTACCCATCGTTATTCTCCTCCGACAAGGACGCTCAGGCCCTTGAGATACTGCCGTCGGAAGTCTCCTTGGACTTCATACTCGACTTGATACGAGCCGCCACCCTGAGCGAAGCGCATCGTGATTGTAGGGATGTACAGCACGATGTTAGACAAGTCGATTGATGGTGCATTCAACTTCACATACATCCCTGGTAGCCACGCCTTGACGAGCGTGTAGGGCGTAGCTGCTGCGGCTGGATAGCCTTGGCTGTAGCCGTACTCCCAGTCAGGCGCAGAGGTCTGCGCGAGGTTGCCGCCAGCGATTGTGAACGAGACCGAGCGGATTGGCTTGCCGCGAGACACCATCGTGGCGCGAGCGAGCGAACCAATGGTGCCACCGCGATCTGCCTTGGCGACCACCTTTGGCGCGCTGAAGATCTCGTGCGCGAGTGGGCCGTTGCGAGCAGCCTGTCCAGCGCCGTCGCGGCTGTAGGTGCCGGTATAGGTGCGGAAGTAGGGGTCATTGGTCGGAGCGGTTGGGAAGGTCTGGTTGCTGTCGTAGCGCGCCAGCGTTGAGTCAGCCTGGACGAAGATGCCCTTCACGATGTCCGAGTGATCAAGATTGACCGTGAGATCGCGCGCCAGCAGGCGCGTCGGTGTTGTCGTGCTACCTGTCTGCACGCTTGCAGGGTCGGTGACGATCTCTGCTGGGGCCGTCGCGTAGGTCGGAGCGGCGGTCTTTGGTCCGTAATTCAGGCGGCCGTCGCCATCAATCCAGTAGCGATATTGCACCTCAGCAATACCACCAGCCGCTTCTGCAATCTGATCGAGCGCGCTCTGAAGCGTCGTCGCTTTGAAGGTCTGCTTGCCGATGGTCTGCGCTGAACCGCTAAACACGGCTCGCGTAGAACCGCTGATCACGGCGGTATTGAGGATCTGTCGCGTAGTCGCGTCGTTGACTTGGGTGTTGATCTTTGCGAGCAACGCGTTGATGTGGTCTCGGTCAGTCGATGTTGCTCCGCCCTGCGTAAAAGAGTCTACGAAGGAGGTCGCCTTGATCCCACTCGTGCCGCTGCGAATGATGGTCTTAGTGAGCCAGCCGTCTGCATCCTCAACGCTCACCGTGGCGCGCGTACCTACGCCGTTTTCTAGAAGTACAGCATTGATGCCAGTGATATAGCCAAGGAAGATTGGAGTGGTTGCGCTGTAGCGGCTGTCAAAGAACTGGACGCGCGCATTGTCGTAGACCCCACCTGAACGCCACCACGGCGTAGTGCCGCTTGGCGTCTTGGTCTCAATCACATCGAACTGCATTGAGCCGCCGTTGCCGTCGCCAGAGAGAGTTGCCGTCAGGCTGCCAAGATCAACATAGGGAACGGTGGTAGAGGCTGGAGCTGGAAGGGTGAGCAGGTCGCCACCGGCTCCTGCACCTGTGACTCCTGCGACGATCAGCGTGAACGGATTCGCCATTTAGCGGCCGCGCTTGAAGGTGCCTGTTCGGTTGATCGAGTCGGTGACGACGGTGTCGACCTTGCCTGTGCCGATGAAGATGTTGTTGGTCGTGGCTGGCGGCTTGAATGTGCCAGAGGCGACAGCGTTGGCAAGGTATGGCGAGTATCCGGCAGAGGTGGTACCAGCCATTGCGAGCGTACCCTGTGCGGCGAAGAGCTTGTTCAGACCAAAGACAATCGCATCAATGGTGATCTTCAATGCTTGCAGGAAGATCTTCAGCGGCGTGAGGGCGATGATCAGGATATTGACCGATCCCTTTGCGCCACCGAATACCTCAAACAAATCGGCGAACGATTCCGCTACTGGCGCGAGATAGTTGGTGATCAAGTCATCAAGCACTGGACCGACAGCAGCAATGATCGCCTCAAATGCTGGGAGTGCTTGCCGTGTCAAGAAGTCCATAAACTTATTGACCTGCGGCAGCAGCCTGTAGCCGAGGGTCTCTAGCGCCTCATTGAATCCCACCTGTGCGCGCTGGAACTTGCCGCTTGTGCTATTGGCGAGTTCTGCGGCAGTGCCGCCGTACTTGGCTGTTGCGGCGGTCAAGATGTCCTGGATCGTCGCACCCTTCTCGACTTGGATACCAAGCGCCTTCAGCCCTCTGGTAGTCCCTTGTGCGCCCTTGCCGAGCGTGGTCATCACCTCAGCCAGATCCTGACCGGTGACGGCGGCAATGTCTGCGGCGACTGCGTTCGCTTGCAGCAGGGTCGCCTGGTCTGCAAAGAATCGTGAGCCGACCTCTAGCCCAGCGCGCACCTGATCGTCAGCGATTCCGAGTGCGCCCATCGAGAGGATCTGCTCTTGGATCTTGTCGTTGAGATCTGCGGTGAAGAGACCGCGCTGCTTGAGTGCAGCGTTGAGCAGGATCGTCTGGCGCTCATCATCAATCGCACCCTTGACCGCGACCGCAGCAACACCGGCAAGTGCCGTTGCGAGTGCAATAGAGCCTTTGGCAATACCACTAAAGGCGGCGACTCCAGTGCGCCGCAGTTTGCCCATGGAGGTGCCGATCTTACCCAGCGGTCCTGTCGCTTGATCCTTCGCCTTGACGACGAAGTTAGCGGTCTGGTTTGCAGCCATCAGCGTTGATTACCTCTCTTGAACTTCAGGATGGTGTTGCGGAACGGCTCGTCATTGAAGAACGCGGCCACCGTCTTACTGTATGACTCTACTGCTCGGTCGATGTTTGAGCGCTTCTTGACCACTTCATCAACAAACCGGTTCGGCTTGACTCCCTTCACGGTGAAGGTGCCGTTCGGCGTAGTGCGTCGTGTGCCTTGCCCACCGACTACGAGCCAGCCGTAGAACACGCCCTTTCGGCCGCCTTTGATACCGACCACGGCGGCAGGGTTGTTGAACCGCGCCTTGCGCGCCAGCACCTTCTTGCGAAGGTTGCCGGTTGCGCCACGCGGAGCCTTGTCGCGCATTGGCTTCTGCAAGGTGCGCGCGGCGTTGAGTGTGGCGAAGGTCATCAGGCGCTTGAAGGCTGTTGGGTTGGAACCCTTCAGGAAGCCGAGCCGCAGCTGGTCGTAGTTGCTATCAAACTGACCTTCTACGACAATCGCGGCTCGCATCACTTCCCTTTCGGCTGCATCTCTGCGTGGATCATCCAGGCAAGCAGCACCTGATCTAGTGGCAGGCTCGCTACCTCATCTGGCCACATCCCAAACTTCTCGCCTAAGAGGTGGAAGATGATCTCCGGCGGAGGCGCGATAGATTGTCCAATCGCCATCCGCCTGGCGGCGAGCCTTACTTGGGGTCCGGCTGGTTCGCCTTGCCCCACGCCTCAAGCGTCTGCGTTAGTGCGTCCACTGGTGCATCCAAAACATCGTCGCAAGGCTTTCCATCAAGCCCTTTGAAGTTATGCGTGACTACCAGTTTGGAGAACGCGGTGAGCGATCGATTGGAGTCGCCTGACTCCAAGTCGAGCAGGATGCGAGCCGAGACTGTTTTTCGCAGCTCGGCCGTCCATCCAACGAACTCACCCTCCAGGGCGATCTTTACGGTGTCCATATTGACCCTCCTACTAGCGCCTCAGGCGCTGCTCTTTACGGCGCTGTTGCCAGCGGCGAATCCACCACGATCTCAAGCGACTTGCCTGAGGTCACATCGTATGCCAGGCGGCAGGTTACTTCATTGACCACTACGCCATCCTGATCAGCCGAGAGTGGCACGACATTCTCGATCTCCCAAGAGCCGAGAATCCACACGCCGTAGTTATCGCTGGTCGTGCCGTAGAGGCGCAGGTACTTCTGCGTGGCAATGTCGGTGATTGGGAAGCTCGTCGTAGCCGCTGAGTTGCTTGCCACCGTGAAGGTGAGCGTCGCATCCAGCACGCCAGTCAGCGCTGCCGTGGCGGCCGTCAGGCTGCCGTCAAGAGCGGTGATCATCCCTACACCGGTCGTGACCGTGAGGTTGAAGTTGAATACGCTGGCAAAATCAGTGGCACCAGAACCAGCCTTGTCAGGGAAGTTGGTGTCGGTACTGAGCTTCATCAAGCGACCAGCCATCATTGGCTGCGCTGGGAGCGCCGTTGGGAAGGCAAGAGCCGACGATGCGACCGTGGTCGCAGCGAAGGTCGCACCCATCTGGAGCAGCCCTGAAGCGTCTGCCGAGAAGGTGATCTCTGTAGGAGCAGCGTCGCGCACGAGATACTTCTGCACGCCATCCTCAACAAGGAACGAGTAGAAGACGAGCGTGTCGACATCGCCCTGTGTTGGCGACCAAGTCCAGGTGTATGGACCAGCGCCGGTCACGGCTGCGCCGACTGCGTCAAGCACAAGTGGCAGGGTTCGCATTGAAGCAGGACCTTCAGCAATGGTCAGGACTGGAGCGCGGCCAGTGATCGTTGGTCGCCCTGCCTGAATGGCGGTGCGCTTACCAACTGAGGTGGTCTCGCCAAGATCAACGGTCACGCCCAAGTCCAGCGCGCCGATCGTCTCGTTGAAGAGGATCTCGCCTGTTGCCGTGCCGATTGAAGCGGCCGTACCGAAAGAAGCCTGCGACGCAGTAGCGATCCGCGTCAGAGCCTTTGCGCCGTAGGTTGCCATCGTTTACTCCTTGCTCTACGCGGTGAATGCGACCGTGTCATAGACGGTCACTTCCGCAGTTGCTTCAACCGTCAGGTAGTCCTGATCGGCGTAGGTATCTGTGCCGAGTGTAGTAGCAGTGACTGCCACCTGAACGGCATTTCCACTAATGGTCACAGCACCATCGAACACGGTGCGGAGCCACGAGCGCCAAGTGTAAAGGTCGCGGTACTTGTCATCCATCCGTGGGATTGGCAGGAGGTAGATGCGGATTGCGACGGTCAGGACGGTCGTTCGATTGCCGTTGCCGATGACCACCGAGTCATCGCCAGGGAAGAGGATCGCAGCCGGCACGACAGGGAGCGACTCTGGCGGAGTGGCGTATGCCTTGCGGAGTGCGTAGCCAGTAGGCGGAGTAGCCGCCCCTAGGCGCGTTGCAATGGCATCAAGGATGGTCAGGTCGGTCATCGCGCCAAGCCGCTGCGCTTGCGGTACGGCTCAAGGATCAACGCAGCTTCAGGATGCAGGGCGCGGCTCATGCGGAGGATGCCGCCTAGGTCTGCCGAGCCGATCACGCCGAATGGCGCGGTGCGGCTGTTCCAGACAGCGCCAGCCTGAATGATCTCTGCCTGTACGACGGCTGCCGGTACCGATGGGAAGCCGAACACGCCAGTCACCTTCACGCCGAGATAGACATCCTTGGGGAAGTTGCGCGGCCATGTGACACTCGTATCGATCTCGGTGTAGGGGAAGCCGTCCAGCGCGGCATTGCGCGGAGCCAGCACATAGTCGGTGCCAGCAGTCCAAGTGGTCTCGTAGGTGCCGTTGGCATCGTCATCTGTCTGGAGCGTGGTGACGCTGACAAGGTCATCGGTCAGCACATACTCGTAGTCCTCAGCCGTGTAGTAGCGCGTCTCGGTCGCGGTGCCGAAGCCAGTCTTACGGTCGCAGTAGAGATCGATCAGCGTGTCGGTAGCGTCCAGCACATTCTGGAGCGCGCCGTCATCGGCGGTGTCCGCCGTGCCGATCCCCACGGCTGCCTTGAACTGAGCGAGCGATGCGTAAGACATTTATGCGCCTCCAGTTTGGATAGTTGACAAGGCAACGCTGCCGGTCTTGACCACAGCATACAGTTTGATGTTCTCTGGTAGCCAGATCGTAACGGTGCTGTTCTGGTGAATCTCAAAGCCGTCGACATCATCTACGGCAGCGCCGCCGATATAGACCTTCGTAGCAGATTCGCAATGCAGCGTGATCCACGATGCGCCAGTCAGACCCTGCGCGATTAGCACAGGAGTCGTTCCAACTGTTGTGGTCTTTGAGATCAGTTGTGCTGCCATTATTCCCCTTCAGGAGCCACGCTCGGCTCTGTTTGATTGATGGTGGCAGTCCTCATACCCTTTGATACTTTCGCGCGCTCTACGAGCCGCGTTTGTGCCTCTGCGTCGACATCTGCGACAAGGTCAGCAAGACCGAACGCGATCAGACTCTCAGCCTCTTCGGCTGGCATATCGACCACCGAGCCGGTGGAATATTCGCCTCGGCGCTTTCGGAGTTTGATCAGCATTTGTTTCTCCTTACTTGCGGTTCAGGGGAGCCGCCGAAGCGGCTCCCCTTCCCCACGAACTAATCGTTGCTACTGACGGATCAGTTGCACACGAAGAGCTTGACGGCCTCAGCCTGGGCAAGCCCAGTTGCGCCGCGAACCTCAACCTTGTACGAAACAAGGCCCAGGTTCCACGCGTACTCGCGGCTTACATCCACGCGGATGCCACCGACGAGCGCGGTCTTGATCTGTCCAAGATCACCGAACAGGATTGGCTTAGCGCCATCCGCAATGTCGGCGATGCCTGAAGCCGTGTAGACAGGCTTGCCAAGAAGGCGATCAACGCCACCCTGACCACCTGGCTGGAAGAGTGGGAGGCTGGACGATGTGATCCCAAGGATGGTTCCAAGGGTCGCATCGGACATCAACCAACCAGCCTTCGCGGCTGAACGGTACTGCTGCTTGACCGAGTACTGAAGAGCAACAAGCTCAGCGTAGGTTGGTACGAAGGTC